AAGCAGAAAAATTTAATGGCTGGATGGCCATGCTCGGAATAGTAGCAGCACTAGGTGCTTACTCATTCACAGGTCAGATTATCCCAGGAGTATTCTAAGATGGATAATTCTAACGTAGCAATTTGGTCAAGAGCAAACGGTAGGTTTGCAATGATGGCATTTTGGGCAATCATGGCCGCTTACACAAAGTTTACATACTTTACATAAATACATATTCGTAACTAAAATTCAATGTCGGACGTTCAGTTAGCATTATTTTTTCCCTATCTTCCTGTCGTAGTCCTACTTGTTATCTACTTTGCATCTGGTGCAGATATAGATGATGACGATGACGACGACTTTCAGGGGGGTAAAGGGATAAGGCTACAGCCCGCATACTTACCAACATCATAAGTATAAATACCTCAGAGTATTTTTACCTACTATGCCAGTTATTATTTTCCTTGTTACTATCGCAGCGTACACTTATTCAAATGTTGGGCAGTATTTTTTTCAGTAGTATAGTATTACAAATTCCTCCAGCAACCCACGGGTTGTTGGAGTTTGCTTTTTTCTGTGGTATTGGGGTTGCAGGTTCCTCAATGCATGTGCTATAATATAAATCGAAAGACCTATATGTATGAAGAAGTACAGTGAAGATGAGATCTTGAAAGAGATTTCAGATTATATCAGTGGAACATACAGAGGTCATTACTCCGTTGGAAACGTACAGACTCTTGATCTTATTGATTCTGTAGGTGATGCTGAAGCATTTTGTAGGAGTAATGTTCTAAAGTATGCATCACGATATGACAGAAAGGGTTCAGCACGTAAGGATATCATCAAGATAATCCATTATGGTATGCTACTCTTACATTTTTCAGACAAGCGTTCGGCAGCAGACCAACGACAAGCTGGAAATCCTACCGCTTTTGCTGTAGACTATGACAAATAACCTTTACAATGAAACTGCGACCTGCTATGAAACTATCTGATAAGACTCTGAAGGTTCTTCAAAACTTCACGACGATCAACCAATCGTTATCCTTCAGGGAGGGTAGAAAGTTACGTACAATGTCTCCTATGAAGAATGTATTAGCGGAGGCAGAGATAGAAGAATATATTCCTAAGGATTTTGCTATCTATGATCTACCACAGTTTCTCAATACACTAGCACTGTATAGAGATCCAGAAGTAGATGTGTCTACCAATCCAAACTTTGCTAACATCAAGGCAGGTGCACATCAGAGATCAAAGTATTTCTTTTCTGATCCTAGTGTCATCATTGCTCCACCTGAGAAGGAGATGAAACTTCCTAGTGAGGATGTTACTTTTGTATTGGATGAAGATAAACTTACCAAGATTCTGAAGTCTGCATCTATTCTAAACTTACCAGATCTTTCTGTTGTAGGTGGTGACGGTGTAGTCAAGTTGGTAGTTAGTGATCGTAAGAACGATACTTCTAATGAGTCTGCTGTTGTAGTAAACCAGACTGATAAGAACTTCTCATTCAACTTCAAGATAGAGAACATCAAGTTAGTACCTGGTACATACTCAGTCTCTATTAGTAGTAAGAACTTGGCAAGATTTTATAGCGAGACATATCAACTAACATACTTTATTGCTTTGGAGCCTGATTCAAATTATGACGGATGAAGAACAAAAACCTGAAGTACGTGTCAATAAGGATGTACTTGCAGATGTAATGAAGAAGTATAAGAAGATAAAAAAGTATCAAAAATCAAACCTCTTTCAAATAAAGAAACTCGATGGGCAAGGTAAAGACTCTCTTTAGTACTGATAAACCTGATCAGGTTTTGATACAGTATGAGGATAAGGTTACTGCTGGTAATGGTAGGCATGTAGATTTTCCTGAAGATAAAGGTGCTGTCTGTTGTGAGATATCATCTATTCTCTTTCAAAAGTTAGAGAAGTATCAGATAAGAACTCATTATGAGAGTATGCCTACTCATAGATCAATGGCATGTACTAAGGTTGATATCATACCAATAGAAGTTGTAGTCAGAAATGTTGCTGCAGGTTCTATTGTAAGACAGACAACTATTAAAGAAGGTACTGAATTTGGTTGGCCTTTGGTTGAGTATTATCTGAAGGATGATGAGAAAGATGATCCATTACTTACTACTGCTCGTATTAATTTGATGGGTTATAGTGACGATCTAGCGAAATTAGAACAGTATGCTAGAGAAGTTAATGTTGTACTAAAAGAGACCTTTGATGATATTGGTCTTACACTTGTTGATTTTAAATTGGAGTTTGGATACGATGCTGATAAAAATATACTCCTTGCTGATGAACTATCACCTGATGGAATGCGACTCTGGAAAGAAGGAACTAAAGAAAGTTATGACAAAGACTTGTTTAGAAAGGGAGAAGGTGATATAGTAGAAGCATACAGGCACATCTTGAACAAACTTAAAGAATGAGTGACTTTATATGGGTTGAAAAATACAGACCCAAGACCATTGATGATTGCATACTCCCTGAGTCTATCAAAAAGACTTTTAGGGAGTTTTTATCTCAAGGAGAGATACCTAATCTTCTTCTTGCAGGACCGCCTGGTATAGGAAAGACTACAGTTGCTAAATGTTTATGTGAGCAACTGGGAGCAGACTATTATGTTATCAATGGTTCTGACGAAGGTAGGTTCTTGGATACGGTTCGTAACCAAGCGAAGAACTTCGCATCTACAGTCTCTCTTACAAGCGAGTCGAAGCATAAAGTCATCATCATCGATGAAGCAGACAATACCACTTCCGACGTACAACTCCTTCTTAGAGCGAACATTGAGAGTTTCTACAAGAACTGTAGATTCATCTTTACCTGCAATTATAAGAACAAGATCATTGAACCTCTCCATAGCAGGTGCTCTGTTATTGACTTTGGTATTAGTAGACAGGACAAACCATCTATTGCAGCACAGTTCTTCACAAGAATAAATTATATACTAGAGCAAGAGAATGTAAAGAGTGATAAGAAAGTTATAGTACAGTTAGTAAGTAAGCACTTCCCAGATTGGAGAAGGGTTCTCAATGAGTTGCAAAGATATTCTGCAAGTGGAACAATAGACACAGGTATACTTGTACAATTAGATAATATAAATGTAACGGAGCTAGTAGGATATCTTACTAATAAACAGTTTCCTAATGTTAGGAAATGGATAGTTCAGAATCTAGATAACGATTCTAATGCTATACTAAGGAGTGTTTACGACTCAATCTATGAGTCTATGAAACCAAAGTCAATACCTGAAGCAGTTTTGATTATTGCGAAATACCAATATCAATCTGCTTTTGTAGCTGACCAAGAGATAAATCTATTGGCAGCTCTTACTGAGATAATGTGTAACTGCGAATTCAAATGAGAACACAGAACAAAGAGAACTATTACTATTGGTTCTGGATTATAGCAATGGTTGCTTTCATAGCACCGCAAGTTGTTACTGCTTATGCATATACTAGACTTGCAAATTATCTAAGTAAACCAGTACCAGTAGAGGTTCAAAAGATGCCACCATATCGAGTGGAGTATATCAAATGATTTTTCTTTCCTGTCCACCAGTGTACCATTTACCTGGCACTTGGACTAAATGTAAGGGGGCAATTATTCCTCATGGAAATATAGATCCTCAATACGGATTTGTAATTTTCATAGTTTTAGTATTACTATTTGTTGTAGGGTATGGATTGTATCTTACCTTTGGAGAAGGAGGTAAAGATCTACGAGATCCTATTGATGAACATGCAAAGATGCATGAACTAGGTATTGCTCATGGACACGATCCTAAAGGGAGACTTAAAAAATGAAATGTTTAGTAACTGGTGGAGCAGGATTTATAGGATCCCATGTTGTTGGTCAACTACTACAGAATAATCATGAAGTAGTAGTTATTGATGATGAATCTGCTGAATCAAATGATGCTTTCAATTGGTATGAGGACCATGCTGAGAATCATATAGTTGATATACGTGACTTCGATGCTTGCAGACCATTGTTTGATGGTGTAGATTATGTCTTTCATTTAGCAGCACGTAGTAGAATTCAGATTGCTATGAACAATCCTAGAGACTGTTTGGAAACAAACTACCTAGGTACATATAATATGCTTGAGTGTGCTAGGCAGGTAGGTGCTAGTAGGTTTATCAATTCATCTACATCATCTTCTTATGGTCTACTGAATGACCCACCATTACATGAGTCTATGGAAACAGATTGTTTGAATCCATACTCTGCTAGTAAGGTAGGAGCAGAAACTTTATGCCACATGTATTATAGACTGCATAAACTCAGGACTATAACACTAAGGTATTTCAATGTCTATGGTCCTCGTCAACCATTGAAAGGACAGTATGCACCAGTGATAGGATTGTTTGAGGAGCAGAAGAAACGTGGTGAACCATTGACTATAGTTGGAGATGGTGAGCAACGTAGAGATTTCACTCATGTAAATGATGTTGTCAGAGCAAATATATGTGCAATGATGACAAACTATTCTGGTATTACTATCAATATTGGTAGTGGTAAGAATCATTCAGTGAATGAAATTGCGTCATACATTTCTGACAATACTGTAAACATTCCTGAACGACCAGGTGAAGCAAGAGAAACTCTTGCTAATATAGAGAGAGCAAGAACATTGCTTGACTGGGAACCTACCATAACTTTGGAGGATTATTTTGATCCCAACACCTATCTTTGAACTACTTATTCTTATCATTTCTATAGTATGGCTAAACGTTTTACTCTCACAGTTGGGGGTTTACAGTGACGACACTGAAAAGTCTAAAGACTCCTCTAAGATATCCAGGAGGAAAAAGTAGAGCAATAACCAAGATGAGTCAGTTCTTTCCTGACTTGAATGGTTACTATCAGTTTAGAGAACCTTTCCTAGGAGGTGGGTCTGTTGCTTTGTGGGTAACTAAACAATACCCTGATCTACTTGTGTGGGTCAATGATCTATATGAACCTTTATATAACTTCTGGAATCAATTACAGTGTAATGGTAAGGAGTTAGAATCAAAACTATTAGAACTAAAGCAGGAGAACAATGACAGAGATAAAGCACGAGAACTTTTTACAACGTGTAAAGAAGAAGTTAGTAATCGATCACTATCCGATCAACACCGTGCAGTATGTTTTTATATTGTTAATAAGTGTAGTTTTTCTGGTCTCACTGAGGCGAGTTCCTTCTCAGCCCAAGCCTCGGAATCCAATTTCTCCGTTAGAGGAATTGCAAAACTTAGCCAATACCAATCCCTCATCAAGTTCTGGAAAATTACAAACTACTCCTATGAGTTCCTTCTCAGTGGAGTCCAAACTAAGGTAAAGGATGCATTCATATACTTAGATCCACCATATGAAATAGAGTCTCATCTTTATGGTAAGAAGGGTGATCTTCATAAGTATTTCAGTCACGATGAATTCTCAGAGGAATGTGAGAAGTCTAAGCAGGATTTGTTTATCAGTTATAACTCTTCTAATTTGATTAGAGATAGATTCAAAGATTGGACTGCTGCAGAGTATGACCATACATATACTATGAGGTCTACTGCTACCTATACTAAAGCACAACAAAAACGTAAGGAACTCGTACTATGGAAAAGCTCTGGGATGACTCCAATTGGAGAGAAGAATCGCTCCCATATTACACAGGGAAACAAGCAGAACTCTTGAGAGATGGACCTAAGAGTCTTTCTCAATCATGGATACTTGGAGCAATGCACAATGAATGGAAGAGAAGGAATGGTTATAGAGAACCAGAACCACCAGATGTATCTTCTTCAATGAAGGAATACTTTCAAAAAGAACAGGAGTTTTTACAAGAATGATGACCGAACC